TGCCAGACCCGCCATAACAAGCTGGGTCAGTATTAACTGGCAGCGTTCGCGTGAAAGGTAAGTATTCTGCGCAATCTCCCCGACTGTCGCCGGTTCGGTGACGCTTAATTCATTAAACACCACTCTGGCGGTTTCGGTCATATCCTGCTGTTTTAGCATGTCTTTTTCCCTTTTCCGGTTAACGTGACACACCAATAACTCTTGTCGAAAAAGCCAGCAAGCTGAAAGACCGGTATTCACCACCACCAGCGCGTTTAACGTACTGGACCGATTTCAGTCATAAAAAACCCGCCAGGCGGCGGGGTGTAAAAACTCTTCTAACGTCAGGCATAAAACGCCCATTGTTAGAGCAAAATTACCACAGATTCCGGAAAAATCAACAACCCTATCGCGTTACCCTCTTCAACTGCCACTCTGCCCATGCCTCTGCAATATCAAACCGGACCACCAGCGTGTCATAGAATTGCTTAACTGTTTTTTCCCATGAAGCGCGTGTTATCTGATTTGTCACCTCACATATGGCATCAAATGCCTCCGTTGAAGGTAATCTTTCATAGCCACGCCCACCACAACGCTGACAGTTTCTGAAAACCGGCATACCTCGTTTTTCAGACTCTTCACGATGAATGGCAACACCGCGCCCACGGCAATCTTTACAGGCAGTGGAGACCTCCCCCTTTCCACCACACTCCGGACAGGCAACTTTTACCACCTCCCTGACTTTTTTCCATTCCTCCCAGTAAGACGGATACACGCCTTTTGTACACTTTGCCCATACTGGCGGCTTACCATCCGGATACTGAATCTTGTTTGTAAAAATCTCGCTTTCAATAAATTTTTTTCCGTGACAGCATGGGCACTGTTTTTTGCTCGCCGCGCTCCGGGCATAATCCTCAAACGCATACGAAGCCATAATGCGCATCACTACCGGTTTTATTTCTGCCGGAAGTTTTCTTAACGCTGCCACGCGATCACACCGACTGAGAGCGTATTCTGCCAGCAGTTCTGTTGCCCGCTCCCTGTCATTCATACTGATGCCCATTTTCCCAAGGAACGCAGAAAACCCCATCTCAGCCCGATTCTGTGTCATGCCCTGCGCTGCCATCACATCAGTGATACTCAGCGCATCTTTTGACGTTGAGGCCGATGCATCCGTCAGACCCGGTGATTTTGGGGAATAGTATTTTGGTAAATCTTCCAGTTTCATTCTTTTGCCTGCCCGCCATGCGTTATTTCGTAAATTTTCACACCAAGCCGTCCGCCAGGAACAGGCAGACCGCGCACAATATTAATTTCATCAAACTGCTCGTCGTCGATAAGTAGTCCTGCATGCGTCAGCGCATCCAGTGGCGCTTTCAGAATGTTGTCCAGGTCACGACGTCGCCAGTAAGTGTTCACCGTTGGCGGGTAAGGCAAAACAAATTCTATGCGTTCGGTCATTTATGCTTTCCACTTCAGAACACCCGAATTTCTCGCGTGCATTAAAAAACGAATCAGCAACAACAGCTGACTGCCGTGTTTCTCTTCAAAATCTTTTACTCCGGCATGCAGTTCGTTATGGCATTTACGGCACAACGGAATAACAAACAAATCGTCAGCCTTTGTTCCCATCCCTCCCAGTCCATGACCAATGATGTGATGCGGATCATCTGCCTGATTGCCACACGTCATGCATTTCTGCGTTTTTACCCAGCGCGTGTATACGGGCATCTCTTCCCGTTGTGGTTTCTGGCGCTGGAGGTACTGAGCCGGAGACTCCGGATCAACGGCGATGCTTACTAACGTCTTTTCCTGTGGTAGGGTCTGTTGCTGGTGGGTATGAGGCGGTAGCGTAATATTTTTTGTGCGCTGTTTCAGTATGCTGGTGGAGGTCTGCGCTCCCGGAATGATGTCACTCTCACGGTATACGGAGCGGATTTTTTCCACCGGTAATCCCAGCGAACGACGCAATACAGACTCCGGAAGCGCATCAGCCACCTGATTGCAGACCGCCCACCAGGATAATTCGGCCAGCGACAGTTCCCGCTCCTGTGTGCCATTCATTGCGTGACGTATGACATCAATCATCCAGGCTGCCAGATTCTGCTGAGCAAGTTGCTCCAGTGAATCAGATGTCTGCTCCCGCAACTGGTTGTCGCAGTGCCAGCACAACACCATCGCGCCGGTACCGTAACGGTGAATGACGGTTTCGCTGTGATGATAATCACCATGAGGCCACTGACAGGATTTCACGTGACGTAATAACCAGTCAGGCAGTGCACCAGCACCGCCAGCAGCACGGATCACCCGCTCATCGCTGAAAAATGGCAGTAATGATTTATCCTCAGCCAGCGGCTGGCGAACGACAGGAACGATCCCGGATGGCTGGCCACTCATGCTTTTCGGTTCAGGCTCCACCAGCACACGGGGATTGTGAAATACCGGCATGGATTCACGGCCCGGCTTAAGGACCACCAGCCCGAGTTCCGGTACCAGAACAGGTCGAAGTAATACCCGCACGTTACCTCCAGATACGTTGCTGGTATGTGCGGGATGAACGCGGTGGGCGTTCGGAATAAGGGAGCCTGACGGAGATTATCCAGTGACGACGATCGAAGCTGAGATCTTTCTGAAACTCGTAACCACGTCTGCGGTAGCACTGAATCAGCCATTCGGCCTGTTCTTCAGTGCACGGGTCATGCTGGAACCAGTCAGATTTGAATGTGTGAGAACGCCGCCCATGCCTGCTGGCAAGGTCGGCAGAATTGTGCAATCTGGTATCGTGCGCCATCGGGATCTCCGGTGACGCAGCAGGTGCCAGTTGTTCAGGCTGACGTGCGAATTGTAAACCAGAATGCCAGGAAAAAACAAACCCCGCCGAAGCGGGTTAAGTGCGGGTGCATTGAGGATGCCTGACACATCAGAGGTGGGCGGGGATGGGATCAGTACCCCGCCCAGGTCACTCTTACTCCTCAGGTTCGTAGACTGTGAAAACAGCGACCTCCGTCTGGCCGGTTCGGATTCGTACCTCGCAGAGGTCTTTCCTCGTTACCAGTGCCGTCACTATGACGGTTAAACAGATGACGATCAGGGCGATTAACGTCGCCTTTTGCTGCTTCATAGCCTGCTTCTCCTTGCCTTTCGGCACGTAAGAGGCTAACCTACATTTGTGAGACATAGATTGGGCCTCAGATTAATGTTAAGCGTCTTGCAGGACGCGTTATGTTAACTGGGGCTTTTCTCTGTCTGCCTTACGGCGGCATGCCCGAGGCAGACAGCCTCAAGCACCCGCAGCAATTCTACTTAACTCTCGCTTTACAGCAAACCGTTTTTGCCCAATATGGGAATTCCCATATCGCAATGAATTCAGTTCCCCAGCCGATCCATCAAAAACACAACCAGGCAGTAAACAATAACAACAGCAATAACAGCCAGAGCGCCTTCCATTGCCAGTGAAATATCATCCGACATATTCCCTCCTTTGGTGTGAATCCCGGCGAACGTTTTACCCCCACCGACAAATAACATATACTAAAAAAGCGATAGCCATAGCAACGCCTACAATTGCAAATGCTTCAGGCCAGGTCATCGTAAAATATCCTCCACACCAACCAGTCCGTTCTGCTTCAGATATTCCATCGCTTTATCAGGTAGCTTGCTTGATTTATTGACGCTTTTTAGCGAACTGGCTAATCGCTTAACCAACATGGTTAATTCGTTAATCTGGTTACCAGGTGTTGGCGGCGTGACTGTCTGTTCCCGTTCTTCATCAGGTACTACCGGTTCCACTACCAACTGACTGGCATATTTGTTAATGGTAACGATAAGCTCTTGCTCAGACTCATCCAGACAATCACCGATACCTCGCCTGTCACCGTCAAAATCGGCAAAGTCGGTACGAATCCTGACTACCTTCATAATTGCTGACAGCACCTCATCTGGAATTACCTGAGAGTTACCAGTCTTACACATGGCAATCTCCACGATTTCAACCATATCTCCTGCTGGAATTTTACAATGCTGACCAATATGCCTCTGCTGCCTGGCATATTCGAGGATGTGCTCCAGTTTAGTACGATTAATCATGATTTATCTCCCTGACTCCTGGCTGTTAAACCATGTTTCAAATTCCGGCACTACCGGCACTGGCGGTGTGGCGTATAGCTTACGGGTCTGAACAGCTGCCCCCTGGAGTTTCTCTTCCTCAACAAATCCTTCGTAAGCGCATTCTCCGCAATCTTCCCATTCCCCCCATTCATCATATTCCGCATCCCACAGGCGATACTGATATGCCACCGGTTCTGCTTCCAGCGATGCCAGTGCAATTTTGAATAGCTCGCCCTCTACCCGAGCCATCTCTGAATTGGGGTGACATTTCGCAACCGCTATTTTTAATTTGGCTTCTTTGATTAATTGCTCTCTGGTTAATTCAGCCATTTTTCATTACCGCCATTTCTGGTGGCCTCCTGATGTTCTGAGGGTGCAGAAATCCCTCCGGTTAAGGATTTTATTTCCGATAATAATGTTAATTATTCGGGGCTAAATTTTGTCGCCCTGCGTATCCGCGCTTTCGCGTTACGCTCAATCTGAATTAGCTTTTCTATATTTTTTCGCCTTTCCTGTTCCTCCTGGCGCAATAGCCTTACATCATCTGCCAGTCTGGTTTCTCTTTTCGCCACTGAGAGCATCCAGTCAAATGGCTCCACAACCGCACCGCAAATTTTGCATCGGACCTGGCGCTCTTTTTCGTCAACCCGGACAGAGGCGTGATGGCAGTATGGTCTTTCCGATGGCTCATAAAGGAAATTAACCTGATTACGTGGGTCATCCTCTTTTACCGGAAATAAAACAATATTGCTTAACTCATCTTCTGGTTTTATTTCCATGCTCCTCTCCTTTGATGCGAATGCCAGCGACAATTGAAGCCTGATAGCTAATTTCACTCACAGTACCGCCTCCTGAAAATTACCCTGATAGAAAGCCAGTACACGCTGCATAACTTCACTCTTCCGGCACTCACAGCAAATTATGTTTTGGTGCCTGTCATAACGACGTATTTCTCCGTCAGGTAATGACCAGATAAGGTCCGGATCAACTGCAACCGATTTCTTCATCTTTGCCCTCGATAGTTTTTTGCGGGCGTTTTGCCAGTCCTTACGAGCCTGTTCAGAGGGAAATAACCCGTAGCCAGAGTTGTATACATCACCACTGGCAACCAGCTCTCTTGCGAGAACGCTCATCAGATATCTTGTCGCACCTGTCTTGGCTTCCAGTTGCCGTAACGTCTCGCGCCCACTCTGGCGTACTAGCTCAACAACCTGCCCTTTAATTTTTTCCCGCTCTTCCTGTGTAAATACTTTTGCCATAAGCGCCTCCGGCAATCACTTTTCCGACACAATACGACTGGAGGAATCGACAATCTGTCGAACAATATCCCGGTGCTTGTTCAGCTCCCGCAACGCGGCGCAGACACGCTCCCACTTCTGGACATGACTTTTCGCCCGACGCAGTTCGCGGTTTGCCATATGCAGCGATGGTAAAACCAGGTCATCCGTTTGCGTTTCGGTGAACGATGGCAACGACTGCACAATGTCCGCCACAGTTTCTGTTTTAATTTCTTCCTGTGTTGCAGCTTCCCGGACTGGTAACGCAACACCTGCTGACTGAGGAAATGCCTTACCATCATTTTCCGTTACCGGCGCGGCTTTCGGCTCTACTGGTAAATTATCGCCCGGCATGCAGTAACGAAATTTACCGTTCTGATTAACGCGTGCCAACCGCCCCGTTGCGGTTACTACCGCCAGCGTGGAAGCAACCTTGCGAGTGCTAACACCGAACTTACCCGCCAGTTCCTCACACGTTTTAGCCCCCTCCTGACCGATAAACTCAATCATCATGTCTGCGGTAACTTTTTGTTCGACCTCCCCGGTCAGCACATCCGGTGCTTCAGATTTTGCTGGCTGCTCTTCGGTTACCCGGGATTCACCTTCGCCAGCCAGAAACCAGGTGTGACCAGTTTTATCAACGACGCCATTTCTTTTGAGTTCCCACAGCTCGTTGAGAACCTCTTCACGACTGATATCAAGTCGCGCAGCCAGTTCTACCGATGTGGCTTTTCCCATTGCTTTCAGTGCGTCAAAAACGGTTTCCATTAAAATTTCCTCCGACAAAAATTACATCTCAGTTCCTGTGCTGGCTGACGTTCGGACGCCAGCTCTCCCAGTCAAAAGTCACCCAGCGACCACCGTTCATGGACATGCGGTCCATTGCCCTTTCGCCTACAAGCGTATTCATTGCGACATGATTCAGGTTCGTCAGCATCCCTACACTGCGTAATGATGACGTTCTGCGGTCAACAATCTGATTAAGCGTGACTTGCTCATTGCGCGTATCCCGCTGCATGCCAATTTCATCCAGGACCAGCAAATCCACCTCGCAAAGCTCCTGTAAAAATTTTTCACCTGATTTGCCGTTGTCGTAACTGTCGTGCGACACACTCATGACATCAGACACAGTGATGATAATTACGCTGCGCCCCTTCTCCATCAGCCGATTGCCTATCGCCGCCGGGTGGTTTTTCCCTGTGCCAGGTCGGCCACTGAAAACAAAATTCGTACAGCCGCCTTCCAGCTCTGCCGCAATGGATTTCGCCTGACTCAGGGCATGGCGCTGACCATCGTTCTGCACCCGGTAGTTACCGAACGTACACTTCCAGTGAAGCGGCTGGATACCGGAGCGGTTAATGATTTTTTCAACCCGCGTCTGATGATTCAGGCGATTAACCTCCTCGCTGCGCTTACGCCCTTCAGCAAGCTGCCATTCCCGCCACTCCTCCACCGTACGGTACGGTGGAACCCCCCCCTGTGGTGCAATTCTGCGAATACGTTCAAGAACCCCAACTGCCGCAATGTTTTTCATGACACGTCACCCCCTGAATCCCGGCGGTATTTCAGTGTCCGGTTCAGAAATGTGATTCACGCAACGCTGCGCGGGCGAACGCCCCAGGCGGATAACCAGTTCATCCCATTTTTCCCGGAGTTTTGCCGGACTCATGATGTTTTTTACCCAGAACGAATCCCGCTGGACACGCCCAAACATTTCACAAATTTGTCTGTGAGTTCTGCCATCCAGCATCCGCATTGTGCGCACATCATTGGCCCATGCTGTCCAGTTGGGTTCTTTCGGTCTCGTGATCTCGCCATCATCGCTGGCCGCCTGCTCGTAAAGACTCACGATTCGTCCCCAGATCCACTGTGCGCACGCCAAATCTTCCTGACTTCCCCACTGGCGTTTTTTCGCACTGAACACAACCGCGTCAGGGTGTCGGGTTAAAAAATCCTGTTCAGCCGTCTGCGGGTCCGGTTGCGAAACGTCCGGACAAGAAGATCTTTTATCTGACGGATCAGGTTTTAATACTGACGGATCGGGGTCAATCATCGCCCCCCTAATCGGCAGTTTTTTATCAACAGTTGATCCATCAAAATTTGACGGGTCAACAGTTGAGGGGTCAATATTTGACGGGTCAACTGTTAACGGGTCATTTTTTGCCGGGCTAATTTTTCTTTTCGGTTTATATGCCTCACGGGCCGCAGCTGCAGCTGCTTCGAGTTTTTCCACATTAAGCCGATAGATATTGCTTACGTTACGCCCACCGACCTTACGCTCTTCCTTCGTCAGCCAGCCCTCTTTCGCCAGTTCTGCAATAGCAGATTTCACGGTAGATTCACTTCTTGCACCGATCTGACGCCGGATAGTTTCAATGGCAGGCCATGACACGCCCTCGTCATTGCTGTAGTCTGCAAGACGGGCCATAACTGCCACCCTGGATAAGATCATGCCGGTGAAGGCGCACCCTTCCCAGACAAGACCATGAAGCTTGCTGCTCATAAAACCCCCGAACACCGTGCTTTTAGTGCATCACCACAGCATTCCCTGCCGGGCCGCCGCGATTCATCTGGTCATACAAAACAACCGCTGACGCAACAAAATCATCGACATCCTTCACCAGTCGATCCCTCCGTTCGACGATCTCACGGTAATATTCAGAGCTGTGACTGCGCATACGGGCCACCAGCAAAGGCGGCATCGCCTTTTCGATCGCCGGTAACAACGCCTGAATTTTTTCAACAGCATCAGGGGTGTCCTTCTCTACCCAGCGGAAAATTTTCTGGGTATTGCGAGCCAGGGCTTCCGGATGGCTGTCGTCATACAGTTCAGGAAACGTCATACCCAACTCAAAATAAGCCTGGGTTATTGCAGCTACTGGAACTTTTTCGCCATCAGGACGCGCCCAGGCATTCATCGCCATACAGATGTGTTCATGCTTGATTTTCATGAATCAAGCTCCTAGAAAGTGGTTGTGTTAACGTTTTGGTATCTTCCAGCTCGGGCCAAATATTCATCCAATCAAAAGGCCTTAGTTGCTGACGTGTAACTTCACCATTACTGGCTCGCTCAATAAGGACACATAACGATGCCCCTAACACTTGACCTTTACTCAATGCCTTTCTTAGATAACCGATGCTGGTACCGCACTCGCATGCAAACATACGCTGTTCATCTGACGAAAGAGAATTGAGAAATATTCTTAATTCTTCCATAGCTACTCCTTAGTAAACACAGCAAAGAATACCCGCAGGTAAACAAAAGTCAATACCCACAGGTTGTTTACCTTGCGGTAATCGCATCTATTATTTACCTATGGACAAATATGAATTTAGACGACAGCAACTCATCAAAATTCGTGATGAGAAATGCGATGGTAAAGCGGTTAACGTGGCCAGAAAGATCGGGCGCGAGCCTTCTTATGTATCAAGAATGTTGTACCCAGAGGGGAAAAAGGGAAAAAAACGGATCGCTGATGATATGGTGGAGATTATCGAAGAGTCCTTTGGGTTACCCCGGGGATGGATGGATGGTATCGTTTCATCATCAACGAACACAGCCTCCAGTTATGAAACAAGGGTTCTAACGCCACGACAACGTATTTTTTTAGATCTCTTAGACGAACTGCCAGAAAGTGAAGCGGATAACTTATTAAAAACTCTTGAAGAGAAAAAACAGTATTACAATATGATCTACGAAGAAATCCGTAAAAAGAAAGCGCAAAACGCATCATAGCTCACCAAACAACCAGTCACCAGTTAAGACACCGCAAAAAAGTTACCCATGGGTATTTACTTTTTAAATACCTATGGGTATCCTTCTTTTCATACCAACCCACCCCGCCCCACAGAACGCAGGGCAATACTTCGAGTTACCCGGCAGTGGTCAGGGGTTAAGTAGCCAGCCTGAGGCGTAAGAACATGACGGCAGGGTTCAACATTAATAACTATGCAGCAGGTTTTTGTTCCGCTCCCCCGGCGTTAAGGGGAAATGAGGTCAACATGGATACGCTCAATCTTGGTAACAACGAATCTCTGGTATGCGGTGTGTTCCCTAACCAGGACGGCACCTTCACCGCGATGACGTATACCAAAAGTAAAACGTTTAAAACCGCAGCTGGCGCGCATCGCTGGTTAGCAAGAAACTCTAACTAATGAAGTCTGGTAGTTAAGGAATCCTCCACGGGGAGAACTGGTGCACACGCGCCGGACACAAGCAAGCATCCGGCATGCTCTTTAACAATCTGGATATCCATAACAGTAACAATCTACAGATTGCCGTTCAGTTTTCTGGCCAACTTCTCAATAGATGGAGGCGATACATAATCCGGATTTTTATTCATAATAAACTGATTTTCACAGTATAGGCACCTGCTTTTATGAAAAAACTCATATTCTCTAACCGGGAATGGTTGAAGTATCGATACTATATTTTGTCCAAAACATTTTGGACAAAGATGCATGATTATGCTGCCGCCGTTCACGGTTACCTCCTTCGAGTACACAAAAGTTCCCGACTCAAGTTGGTTAAGGATATAACCTTCCGTCTGAGCCTCAAAGTTTTCAAATTCTGCAATTTTAGCTTTGAGAGAAGCATTTATTTCTTAATAAGTGCCCACCAGCTCAACGAGAGACACGCATTCGCGCTGAATAGATGCAAGCTTTGAGTTCAGTTCACCAATAGCCGCATTTACTTCAGCTTGAGTTTTTGCCTCGTTCATTAGTTTTGCAATCTGAGCGGTTTCACGAATAGCCGTCATTGCTGCCGTTAATTCAGCGATCACATTCAATACTCTTATTGTTGTTGTGGATATCCAGATTAACAAGATCCTTGTTGTTGGGGAATAACAGGTCCACCTCGCCTGACGTGGTTAAAAGCAGGCACACAACACGAAAGCGCTCGGCGAAGTTCGTCTCTCTGTACTTTGTCGTTAAATTTAATTCGACCGTGCGCTTCCGGTTGTGGCAATCCGCGAAATGGCGCGGCGGTAAGTATGGCGGGGTTATTCCTTCCCCCATTGAGGACACCGGGTTGTCAGGTTGACCATACGCTTAAGTGACACCCCAGCCACAACAACCTCTGTTATCACTTTTCTGGTGATTCGGCGGAAATGGATATCCGCCCTTTTTAAAGTGAATTTTGTGATGCGGTGAATGCGGCTATGCGCACGCGGAACAGTTAAAACAAGCGGTCTTTTACTTCCGTAACAGACATCAACTAACAATCCGGCGTTAATTGTTAACTGGTTAACGTCATCTGGAGGCACCAGGCACCGCATCACAAAATTCATTGTTGAGGACGCGATAATGGAAACGTTATTACCAAACGTTAATACGTCTGAAGGTTGTTTTGAAATTGGTGTCAGTATCAGTAACCCTGCATTTACTGAAGATGCCATTAATAAGAGAAAACACGAACGGGAGTTATTAAATCAAATATGCATTGTTTCAATGCTGGCCCGTTTACGTCTGATGCAAAAAGGATACTGGCAATGAATACAGCATTCGCACTCGTTCTGACAGTTTTTCTTAATACCGGCGAACCACTTGATCTTATTGTTGATATACGTGACTCAATGGAAGAATGCATGGCTGCCGCAGATGAACAGAAAATTCCCGGTAACTGTTATCCGGTAGATAAAGTTATTCGCATGGATAATAACGAAGTCCCGGCAGGGCTTTAAACCAGCACCGTAATAAATATCCGGTTTCATTTTTATATGCCAGCAATGGCAGGGACTTGTTCACCCTAAAAATGGTTATGAGGTTTATCAATGAGCGCTGATAAAGAAGAAATTGCACTATATTACGAAGCCAAAAATGACAAAGTCAGAAAACGTCTTGGGATTAAAGGCGGTTTTTACTGGCGCACAGCAAAAAAATTATCGGTTGCAATATCACGCGGTGTTGTCGCAATGGACGATGCTGGATTTGACGAAGAGGATTTTAAAAAACCTGTTCGCGTCCATTTACCCGTTGTGAATGACCTTCCTCCGGAAGGCGTGTTTGATACCGAATTCTGCAACCGATACGAAAAAGGCGGGGAAGATGGTATCACAATGGTACTTATCGCGCCCTCACCTATCGCGCCCTCATCCTCTGTTCAGGACAAACCAGCCAGCACTGACAATACCAACGTCAACAGCGAAGACATGACTGAGATTGAGGAGAATATGCTCCTGCCGGTTTCAGGTCAGATTCTGCCTGTTCAATGGCTGGCACAGCACGGCAGCGAAAAACCGATCACACACGTTTCGCGGGGCGAACTGCGTGCATTACATAACGCACAGGATGAAAAACTTCCCGCCGTTACCGCGCTGGCCATCTCAAATAAAGCTGCGCAACTCGAACCGCTGGAAATTCGCGATCTCCACAAACTGGTTCGTGACACTGACAAGGTTTTCCCTAATCCTGGTAATTCAGACCTGGGGCTGATGACTGCTTTTTTCGAAGCATACCTGGGCGCTGACTACACCGATCGCGGTCTGCTGACAAAAGAGTGGATGAAAGGAAATCGTGTTTCACGCATCACCCGCACGACTTCCGGTGCTAATGCCGGTGGAGGGAACAAAACCGATCGCAATCCGAATTTAGTACACACCCTCGACACACTGGATGTGGAGATTGCAGCAGCCACACTTCCGATGGATTTTAATATTTATGAAATTCCGGGCAGCATTTATCGTCGCGCAAAAGAAGTCGTCCTGAAAAAAGAAAGTCCGTTCAAAGAATGGTCCGCAGAACTTCGTGCAACCCCGGGTATTCTGGACTATTCCCGCGCCGCTATTTTTGCACTTATCCGAAGCGCACACCCTGAATTTTATCACTACCCGGGACGCCTTCAGGGGTATATCAACGCCTATTTGACGGAAACTGATCACGAGAACCCCAGCAAGGAAACTCTCACAGCTGCCCGGCATACGCCGGAAAAAGATATCCTGGAAGAAATTAACCGCGAGGTGGTTACTGAGCGTGAAACAGAAAAAGAAAAACCACAACCATCTGACGCAATGGCAGGTGAACAGGCAACAACTGAAAGAATGGAACCGGATACAACTGAACATTGCCAGGACGCGCAGTCGCTGGATGCTCAGTCGCAGGTGAGTTCCGCTAACCAATTAAAAGTCACCGCTGACGAAGTAAACAAAACTATGCAGGCAGCCAGTATCAGCCAGCCTGATGCCGATAAGTTGCTTGCTGTATCGCGTGGTGAATTTGTTGAAGGGATTAGCGATCCGAATGATCCTAAATGGGTGAAGGGGATTGAAACCCGCGATTCTGTGAACCAGAACCAGCAAGAAACGGAACAGAACGACCAGAAAGCGGAACAAAACAGCCCAAATACGCAACAAAACGAGCCAGAAACGAAACAACCTGAACCAGTAGTGCAACAAGAACCGGAAAAGATCTGCACCGCCTGCGGTCAGAGCGGTGGCGGCAACTGCCCTGATTGTGGTGCGGTGATGGGCGACGCAACATACCAGGAAACATTCGATGACAAGAACCAGGTTGAAGTTCAGGAAGACGATTCGGAGAAAATGGAAGGCGCTGAACATCCACGCAAGGAGAATGCTGGCAGCGCTCAGGACCACGCCAGCGATAGTGAAACTGACGAGACGGCAGATCCCTTAATTACGGTGAACGGTCATCACGTTATCACATCCACCAGCAGGACGTGTGACCATCTAATGATCGACCTTGAAACCATGGGAAAAAATCCTGATGCCCCGATTATCTCAATAGGTGCAATATTTTTCGATCCGCAAACCGGAGATATGGGACCGGAATTTAGTAAGACTGTCGATCTGGAAACTGCTGGCGGAGTCATTGATCGGGACACCATTAAATGGTGGCTTAAGCAATCACGCGAAGCGCAATCTGCCATTATGACCGATGAAATCCCGTTAGATGATGCACTGTTACAATTGCGGGAATTTATCGACGAAAACTCCGGTGAATTTTTTGTTCAGGTCTGGGGTAACGGTGCAACTTTCGACAACGTGATTTTACGCCGTTCATATGAACGGCAGGGGATCCCCTGCCCGTGGCGTTATACCAATGATCGCGATGTAAGAACGATGGTTGCTCTGGGACTGGTGATGGATTTCGACGCAAGAATGACTATTCCATTCGAAGGTGAACGCCATAACGCCCTGCACGATGCGCGTTACCAGGCAAAATACGTTTCAGCCATCTGGCAAAAACTGATCCCGAGTCAGGCTGATTTTTAATGTTCAACCGTCGCCAGTTGTAGTTGCTATTCTGCAACTGGCGCATTCCGGAGTGATGGCCATGAGCGAACAGTACCTGATAACGCTCGACGAGTGGAAGCCTAAACGGTTCAGTCTCCCAATAACAAACTCTACCCTGGTGAAATACGGAAAACTGGGATACATCGTTCCAAGGCCACAAAAAATCCGTGGGCGTTGGCTGATAGATCGCCGAGCAGTATTTGTGGGTCCTGGTGAAACAGGAATTGCGCCGGAAATTCATACTGACGATGATGACGCACTGAAGGAGATTTTAACTCATGTCACCGAGGCCACGAAAAAACAGCACTGACATAGCATGTCTTTACGAAAAGTTTGATCGCAGAACTGGCAAGGTTTACTACCAGTATAAAAATCCAGTGACTGGTAAATTTCACGGACTCGGAACAGACAAAGGCAAGGCAGAAAAAATCGCTTCCACGGCTAATCAACGAATAGCTGCAGCAGAAGCAGAATATTTCATGCGCAAAATTGATGAAAGTCCATCAGCAACAAAACGTCGGGGTATCAGATTAAAAGCATGGGTTGATCGATATCTGAAAATACAGGACTCACGACTGAAAAATGGAGATATTGCAGCTACAACCCACAAAGAAAAGGCGCGAATGGCTGCATACCTAGTTTCCCGCCTGGGAAATCACCCATTGAAAGACCTGGAAGTAAGAGACTTTGCATTAATACTGGATGAATGGCTGGATAAAGACATGGTCAGCACAGCGAGAGTAAATCGCGGATTATGGGTTGATATTTATAAAGAAGCACAACATGCAGGGGAAGTTCCTCCTGGATGGAATCCTCCGGAGGCTACCCGTAAACCGATCCCTAAAGTAACCAGAGCCAGGCTCGCCCTGGAAGACTGGCAAAAAATTTACAACGCAACACCGGAAAAACACTTTATCCGTAACGCAATGCTTCTTGCGATTGTCACTGGTCAGCGCCGTGATGACATTTGCCACATGCGTTTTTCAGATGTGTGGAACGAACACTTGCATATCACCCAGGGAAAAACCGGAATGCGTCTGGCGTTACCGCTTACACTACGCTGTGATGCCATTGGGATAACGTTAAAAGACGTTATTGATGGATGCCGAGACAGAATATTAAGTCCATATCTAATCCATAGTCGGCACCAGAAACAACCAAAGCCGATGAGTAAAGACAACCTGAGCGACTACTTTGCCAAAGCGCGGGATCTGGCTGGAATAATTCCACCAGCAGGAAAAACACCGCCCACATTTCATGAACAACGCTCTCTATCTGAACGGCTGTACCGTGCACAGGGTATCGATACAAAAACCTTACTAGGACATAAAGTCCAGGCAACCACCGATCGCTATAACGATACCCGAGGTCAGGAATGGGTTAAGTTGGTTATTTGA